CAACGGTTGCACCACCTTTCTTTGCAGGCTTGTCGTCACATCCGCAAGCCTCATTCACTTTTTTTCTTCTTCGATCTCCTTGCGAAGTTCTGCCTGCTCTTTCATCTTCTTGCTGGTGTTGACAATCTTGGAGACCTTCTTGCGGCGAGCAAGCAGATACTTATCAGACTTATCGTGGTCACCATCGTTGTCGATGTCCTTATCTTCCTTGCCTACGGGATCAAGTTTCTTCTCTTTGATCTCTTCGCCAGTAGGCTCAAATCCTGCCTTGACACAGTTGTTGACTTCCTTACCACCTTTCTTCTTGGTGCCTTGCTTCTTATATCCTTTCCAGCAAGAGGTGTTACCATTGTCATCTTTGCCATCCATCTTGACTTCAAAGATGTATGTTGCACCATCAAGTTCAAAAGAAAGTGTCTCTGTAGCAACTTTAGTAGTATCTTTGATCTGTGCTCCAACAGAATACTTCATACCTTGACCTGTACGCAGGTTAGCAGCAGGATCAGGGGGAGCAGCGTTTGTTTTAGGATCTTTAGTCGAGAAGTCATCCTCTTTCTTTTCCTTACCAGAAAGGTCAGGGATAGAAGTGGATGCATCAGTACCACCAGCAGGACCAGGAGCTCCTAGTTCTTTCTTCTCTGGTGCTGGGATGGTAGCAGACTCTTCACTGATAGTAGACTGTTGGAATCCATCTCCACCCATCCACTTTGAATACGAATTAATAAGTGCCTGGGAATAGGCATCATTATGCTGCACACTATTGACTGGTTTCTGTCTTTCCATTATTGAAAATACTACTTTTCCTGTCTTTATTTATGGTATCAATTACTTGTACGGCGCGGATGTCTTTTACCCACGCTCTAAACATCTCACCAGACTCGGTAATTGCAATAACATAGTTGACTCCAGACCTATGTATACTACCTTTCTGTCCAGTCAATGCATTCATAATAATATCACCTTCAGCAAATGTATCAGTTTGTCTATGCTGCTGACGAACTGCTTGCTCTCTCAATTTTTTGAAGTCTTTCATTTAAAATTAGCGGGGAGTGCTCCTTTAATTTCCATCATCATTGCCATACAATCTTTATCATTCAGTGCTCTGGGTATACCAGACCTAAATGTTTTGAAGTCGGCAGCAAAAGCAGCACGTCTCATCTTTGTTCCAGAAATAGCAAAGGTATCTCCATCAGCATCTCTGCTGCCTGAAGATTGAATTTCTAGTTTTCTAAAAGAAAACTCCGTGCCGTTATATTTATGGAGGAATGACATGGCTGATACCCTATCAGATCCTACAAGAAACACTGCTTCATTATACCCATCCATCATAAGCTCCTGTAAGATCTCCACGGGTTGTTTAGGACCCGAAAAGATTTTACCCTTATGCTCTGGGAACATCTTCTCCATGTAGAATAGTTTACGATGAGGTGCGAGGGGATTCTTTCCTTTAGTGTCGTGGGATTGAGAAATATAAATGCGATAATCGTGTCGTCCTGATGCACGTTTCACTCCGTCAAAGTTTTCTTTGTGACCAGTAGTAGGTGGTTGGAATCTGCCAAACGTAAAGTAGCAGGTCTTACAATTTAACGCCATTGCTTTTGTAGAGTAAAGTTGTTGAACGCAAACTCAAAGCGATTGACAAACTTAATCATGCTGCCATCTTTGTGCATAACATATCCTTCAGGTGTCGTCACCTTATATCCATTCTCTGTCTGGACATAGGTTCTGAACTCCTCAAGGTGGTCCAGTTTATCTATAACCATTTGCTTAAGATTTTGCAACTCTTTGTACAGAGCAATCATCATCTTAAACTTGTAGACATTATCTAGGAGATAGTTCTCACTCTCATATACCAGCGCACACTTCTTTGTTCTGTTAGCAACTGTCTTGATCTTTGCTAACTCCTTCTGCATCTTGGCATCGTAGAAATTTACCAGGGCATGGATCGTTTCGTCCACGTTTGTAATCTGTACTCCAGCTTTAACCTCGCTGTTGAAGAACTGTTTGACGAAGGTTGAGATATGAAATTTCTTATCACCAGTGCTGCCCATATTGGAAACCAGATCGTCAAGAAAAGGACCAGTAATGGCACACATACGTTCGATCTTTTGTACATGGTTGTCAAAGCGTTGTAATTCTTGCTTACTAAAACCAACTTGATCCATTGGTGTGTCATTTTTGATCACCAATGCATCTTGTGAACCAGTAACATCAGCACCTGCACGAGCTTGCATGTCTGCAAGGTCATCACCAGTGTAATGAGTGTGGAATACTACACCAATCTTTGCTCTACCTGCTGATTTGCCGATAGGATGATCTACTGGAATGCCATAGGTAATAGTGTTAGGTCTGAATGTGTACAGTCTCTCACCATTAACCGTCTCTGTTTTCAATGTGCTGTTAGTAAACATGAGGTCGCCTTGCACGACTCCATCGATACCTAGTTTACTAAAATATTCTAGAGAGAACTTAAGTTTCTCTGCCAAATCACCTGAATAGTATGCGTCTACATCACCAGGTAAGAAGCATAGTTTTGGTTCTGTTTTGTTGAACACAGATTTAGTGCCAACAAAGAATCTTTTCGTGTATGGATGCACACCACAGATGACTGATGGAGCACCATCCCACTTGGTTTGCATGAAACCTTGAGACTCCTGGTGACCCAGCATCTTACGAAGTTCCTTCAGGAAAGCAACTGCTGCAGTACATCCTTCTGTACCATAGTTTAGCATTTCATCTTCTATGTGTTCTAGATGTTTTAATTGCTTAATGTTTGCCATTACTTCTTATAGTAATCCCCGTTGGTGTGTGTTGGGAATGTCTCTCCTCCACTCTTTGATCTGATATTAAATTTGAACTCATAGTTCTTTGTTTCAAATAGGATGTCAACTCGCTTTCCTTTGCCGTTGACACCACCATAGTGAATCTCAATCTCATTACCAATCAGAGCAGAAGAATTTGCCATGTATCTTCTGTCAACTTCATAGCAATGTACATCGGTGCCCGTGTAATGGACCATCCAATATCCATAACCTACACCAGATGCAATGAGTCTCTTCAATCCTCTGACACCAGAAGGTTTTAAAGTTACTTTCCTTCGGTGGTTATTTACTGTCGTTTTACCAGCATCCTTACCAACATATTCTTTGAATACTGTCTGAAAATCTTCAGAATCAATACCAAACATGTTCAGGTATACTAGACCAGCAGGTGGAATATCTCCTGTCTTGAAAGAAGTAGTGGGGAACAGTGATAGGTTATCTTTACCACCACCTCGGACACCACAGTTAAAGAAAGACAGTGTGTCTCCCATCTTAACTGACAGGTAGATTTCCTTTGTTGGTTTACCTCCCGCTGGTCCAAAAAGAAGTGTAATATCTGTCAGTGTTTTACCCATATCTAGGGTAGTAGAACCACCAGCAGAGATGTAGATGTCGTTAGCACCTCTCATCCTCAATGGTCTAGAACTGTTGTCACCACCAGCATGTTTAGCACCCTTAAATGTGAGCTTCGTTGCCTTACTTATCTTGTCAATGATCTGTTTCGCATGCTCTGGGTAAGGACCACCCCCCTCAAAATAGTGCTCGCAACTCTCGAAGAGATCTTTCTCGTAGTCATTACCTTTATTTGTTTTACCACCCTTCTTACCTTGACCACCAAATTCTGCTGTCTTTACTAGATCTTGGAAGTCAAAGGTAGCGGTGAGATGTGTGTCGCTGATGCCACCAAACACCTCAATGTTTCCCTTGCCACGAAAACCACCATTGTTTGCTAGCGACAAAATGTCCTGGCGCAGATACCTCTGTATTGCAGCATCTTGTAGGTGGTCAACGTCGTATCCAGACTGGGTGCCGTCCTTGAAAGTGACTGTAATTTCATAGATGTTAATGTCACCCATGCTATCGGCAAGCAAAAATCTACCACCCGAAGCGATCTTCCTGATCATCTTGGTGATACGCATGTCATACTCTTTGCCATTGCGGCAGAGATCTGCTAACTTCATACGAAAAAACCTCCCCTAGTATTTAGAGGAGGTATAAAAGTTAGTTAGATTCTTTACCAACATACTCGTGAGTCAAGGTGTAATGATGCCTATGTCGTTTGGTCAAGAGATAGTATCCTACGATTTGTTTACCATCGTCACGCCACCCATACCCGATCAAACCATCATCAATATTTCCACAATCGGGTGTCTTATCAGTGTGGAGGTAATGATTAAATTTTTCATGTAGATTGATCATGAGCAGTTTGTTGCTGACATATCTATATTATCATGAAACCCTCACAAATGGAGGGTTCTTCATAATATTTTAACGATCACCTGCTGCACGAACTTCTGAATTATGAACGTTAAACTCACCACCAGGGTAACGCTTCTTCAGTTTGTTGACATTGGTTTCGATTACCTCATCGAAGGAAATATCAAGTGCCATTGTAGCTTGAGCAACATACCACATAACGTCACCCAACTCAATAATGAGATGCTCACGATTATCTTCGTTCCACGGTTTTCCTTGGAAGACCATCTTCTTAATGATCTCAAGGAACTCACCCCCTTCAGCATTAATTCCAACACCAGCAGTAAGAAGTCTCTCAATATTGGCACCTTGTCTATCAAGAGCACCAATACGATCAGCAAAGTCAACAAAGTTTGTAGAGCACTCTGAAGTAACTGCTGCCACAAATTCTTCATAGCGGTCAAATTGAACGGTCATGTTTAAATTACGAATTGGGAAAATTTGTCTAGTCTAGATTGCCTGTCAGAGATATCATCTAGGCGGTCCATGGTCTCCTCTTCAGGAGAGTCAGAAGATAAGATATCACCTTCGGAGTCATCGACATTATACAGCTTCATTTTTGATCTGTCAATGCCTACAGTGAAGCGTCTGTAATAGGCAGCATCGTTGTATCTGTTCTTGAGCTGCTTGATCATGATACGACCTGACTGCTCTAGTTCTTCAGTAGATATAAGAGCAAGCATAAGATCGGCAGTAGCGGGAAGACCAAAAGATTCACTAGTATCTGTGAGGTCAACATCACTATTGCCAAAACCACTCCTAGTAGTTTGAGTAGCAGTGACAACAGGGAGATCATGCTCGACTGCAAGACCACGTAACTCTTCTGCAATCGCTTTAACATAGGTGTAAGAGTTAACAATATGTCCTTTGTATCGCGATGAAGCACAGATGTTCAGATAATCAACGAAGATTATATTAGGTCTGAAGTCTTTCTTAAGTGAGAGATCACTCAACAATGACTTGAAATGTCCAGAGTGTGCAGCAGCAGTAGGATACTCTTTGATAATCAATTTACCTTGAGACTTCCTACCAATCTCATTGACTCTGCTTTTAAAGATTGCTTC